ACAGGTTTTCCTCTGAAATCTGCACCTTCAACGACCTGGGCTGGTCGTAGGTAAAGCTGCCCTCGTGCGTCGCCTTAAGGGTGAGAGCACTCTTCGTCGATCTTGGGCAAGAGACGTGAGTGTTGACCCAGCTAGACACGGCTTAGGATTTGCGTGCAGAACCGTACAATGCCCCCATTAATCATTCTGAGGGAAGTGGGGCAATAACGTTCATCACGATGGACGAGAGCACTGGCGCTCATCTCGCGAGTGTTGGTCCAGTGGTATAAAGGCCCCTGAGAGACATCACCATGCCAGAAAACTAGAGCACGAGCTTACTTGTAACGAGTGAGAGCACTCTGCACCCGAAGGCGTGAGTGTTGACCCGTATTCAGCATACAAGGTGCGCCATAAGCACTGACAAGGATCAGTTTAACAGGTTTCTTGTTGCGTGGTGACGGAATTGGATAATTCTAATTCGTTATATGACACAGGGAGTAGGTCTCTCCCTAGATTTCTCTATTACGCCTTTTGGGGGCGCCCCTGTGCCAAATTTTACGGTTTTGGTTCCATGTTGTCACGCTCCCAGTCGGGGGCGGTTTGTTTTCATCCTCACATTCGCTCGTGCGAGAGCTGTGAGGGAGGTCTCCACTTTGTGGAGTCACGGGCACAGTCGTGCCCGGTGTGTTGAGAGATGGATCTCTTCTTGACGCTGGAATCAGCGGTCGAAAAGATCTCGTCGGCTGGCACTAGTCCCTGGTAGGGGGCGATCATTTGATCGAGAACCCGAAGAGATTCGAGGACTCGATCGCATGGCTTGTACCCTTCCAATGGAGTGATCGAATTGAGGGACTGACGGACGGCCTTCTTCAGGTACGTCGCGTCCACGTAGATGCTCTGATCACTCTGGGGGTCGAGGAGTAGCGCGGGGAGCATCTTGAGTGCTCCAAAACCGAGGTCGAGGAGAGTGTCCTTGTTGGCATTTAGCCACTCTCCGATTGTCGCGAACGCGCGGTGCAGCCAGTTGGGACCTGAAGCGCGGAGCTCTGCGATCTGGTTGTTCAAAGCTGGGTCGTTGATTGGCTGCGTGAGATTGGGGACCTTCCCGATCACATTCGACATGAAGGTCTGTGCGACGTCCTTCCAGTCTGAGGACTGTAGAGGTCGAGATGCAAGACGGAGTCCGCTCCCGGCCTTCAGGCCCTGCCGAGACCGATTCTGACAGAAAGCGTCATCGGTCCTGGTGAAACCGGAGGCGTTCACGTGCGATGTGATCGCGAGAGTGAAGAGCTGGTTCGTTCCGTCCTGGAACTTGGTGAACGCCTTGTTCACGATGGCGTAGCTGACCACTTCACCCTACATGGCGTTGATGACCGTGTCCTTTCCTCCGAGAGGGTTGTCTCGGACGAGACTGTCCACCGCCATTGCAGAATGAAGGCCGAAGCCAAAGCGATTCTGCGACACGTCAATGGTGGTGGTGGACATGCGGATGAGGTCATCGATCGTGAAGGCTGCTGGAATGCCATCCTCCGTCTGAAGGGCGCTGTGTGGCAGAACGCCCAGGTGAATGACTCCCGTTGTACCCACTTTCTGGCTGATGAACGAGAAATCGATTGAGCTCGCCCACACAAAGGCTGAGTTTGTTGCCTGGGTTCCTTCAGAGCCGTAGATCTCGTCCATTGTTCTCCCCTCCTGTGCGCGCGTCATGAGAGTCAGGATGGAGGTCTGCATCTGGAGGTTAGAGGTCTAGACCATTCCTACCCCCGCGAACTTGGTGGTAATCGGAATTTCTCCGTTGCCACCGAATCCGTGGAAGTGAGAGTAAGAGCAGCAATGCATGATGAGGAGGAAGTCGTGAGTCCCCAGGTCCTTCTGCGCTTGAGTGTCAGCGCTGTAGGCCTAGCGGATTATCCGATTCGTGTTGCTCTTAATCGGCACGGTGTCGATGATCGTGTTGTCGACCTCGAATTGAGCCGCATACTGTCCGGGGAGTTGCTTCGCTACGGCCATGAGGTTTCTGGCCTGCTCTTCGCGGACGATCGACTCGACGGCCCTCTGCTGCGCTAGCTCTTGGACCGTCTGCGGGTGAGAGTGTCTGAGGCGCACCATCTTGCTGCTGGGCGCAGCTGGCGCTCGGGGCCTCCGCTCTCTACGGGGCTTTTTCGGCTCCTCTATAGCCACGATCGTGACAGGCTTAGGAGCGCGACGTCGTCTGGATCGCTGTTTTGGCTTATCCATTCAGTAGTTTTGGTTATATTGAGGGTTCGTTGGGAGAGACCCCGAATGGATGTCGCCGTGACAGAGAATGCGAGTCCTGTGCTGTGCCAAATCAGCCAGGATCACATGGTCCAGTTGGAGGATGTGTTCGACGTGAGCTTCGTCGCCTCCGAGGTCGCCGTAGAACCTGGAGTCTGTCTCCAAGGACGCCTTGTAGAGAGCCTCCTCGATCTGGTCGCCCGTCATCGTGGGATGCTTGTGGAACTCGCGTGCGATCAGAAGGAGGGTATTGAGTCGGGGGGACGCGGGACCGTACTACCGTCGCTTTAGCTCCATATACACCCACGGCTCTGAGTGCATCTTGGAGTTCTGGCCCATGTAGTACTCTTTGGTGTTCAACATCTTGTCGTAGTCGGGATGGCAACAGAGTTGGCCGGCGTTGTAGTGGAAAGTTTTTGACAAGAAGTCGGCACCTTCGATGTCGCTGCACATGACCTTCGTGATGACTTGTCCTAGGCCGATGGGTTTCTCGGAGAATTTCACCCGAGAAGACAGCTGCTCCATAGCAGCGCGAACCCGCTCGACGTGTTCAGGCCGCGTGAGGAGCATGACATCATCGCCCGATGCCATGACACGGAAGTCAGGGTTTAACCACGGATTTCTGAAGCCAGCCTCCTCAAGGTAGTAGTACTGCTGACAAATAGAGTCGGCGGTGTTGCCAACCGTGGTCCGAAACGAGTGCCCCGAGAATGTCGTCCCGTTCAGCTTTATCCCCATAAGTTCATTCTGCGGCTTGGGGATCAGCCGCGCGTACCTCGTCATGTCCTCGTCCATCTTCGCCTCGAATCCGGGAATGTGAGCGAAGAGGAAGTTCTCATAGCATGAGAAGTGCTTCCTCAGCTACTCTGCGGTCCGTGAGGGGAAGCGAGCGCCGTTCTCCGCCAGCCACTTTTCGAAGCACGGGATGAACTTGTCCCACAGTGGCTGCTGAACTGTACGTTGCATCCACTCGTGCTGATTAGAGTCGAAGGCGGAGCCGTCGGAGCAGATAGCGGCTGTGAGGTGGTCTGATGCCTGCACCTCTGCTGCGAGCTCCTTCAGATTCAATCCGCAGATGAATTCGGGCATGAGACCAAGGAGCTCGTGCTGGACGAAGGAGCTGATCGCCTGAACAAGTCCGAGAGTCTAGCGGGCCGGGTTCGCAATCAGTCTCGGCCGGTTCGCGGTCTGGTCGAACTACGTCTGGGAGAGTGTCTAGGTGTCTGTGTATTGTTCTCCACTTTTGACCATTGCAGTTCCGAACCACGCTTCCTTTATCTCGGCCCCGCAAAGCTGCTTCACGATCTGCTTGAGGTACAGGTCTCTTTTTCCGGGGGCGAATTTCTCTGGGTAGTCCAGGAAGCGGGGGGTTGGAGCGTCCATAGGATTGTACCCTTTGAAGACGTGCGTCCAGTACCTCTTGCACATGTCCTGGAACTTGACCCGATGACATGATTCAGCCACCACTCGGCCTGAGAGCTGTCGAGACAGGGCGCTCGCCATGTTCTGCAACGACTTTGTTGAGAATTCGTAGCAAACTCCATCTCCTTTGGGCTTAAAGGACACCTTGGTTGCCAGCTTCTTCTCATTCAGCTGAGTCATGGGGCGGTAGCACTTCAGCTTCTTGTCGTAGCCGCATGGGCCGAACTCGTCCGTCTTCTCCTTGACGAAGGTCACGAGAGCCTGGAAGTTGGCCCGAGTGGTCTTGCAGATCACCACTTCGGGATGGGGCTCCAGGAGAAGCTTGGGGTCGGGCTCCTTGTGCCTGTAGTAGTCCTTCATCTCAACGGTCGAGATGGCTCCCGTCATTGGCTCCCGGGTCTTCTTCTCCGCCGCGTAGTGCTCCATCCACTCCTGCATGAGGGGCTATGCCATCTCTTGGATGTCCTTTCGAGCATGGCTATCGCCGTGGCATGCAAGTCTGTGGCGGACGCGATCTACACGGATGTCGTCGTTTCTCGCGTTCGGCGCCTCCTGGGCAACGAGACAACGGGACACCTTCTGGGGATCGAGCAGCACATGGCCCAGGTGCTCTGCCACATGACGCGGGCTCTCGTGGCCTTCACGGATGCTCTGTCGAAGGGCCTCTTGCACCGTGGTCTTCACCCTGTGCGCCGGCATGGATGCCGCCAAGGCCTTTTGCGGGGCATGTCCCTCGAACAAGCTAGCCCTGTATCTCGCGAACCACTCTTCCTGTGGGTTGACCGCTGAGAGCTGCGCCGCCCGGCATGCCGAGAGTTTGGCGACGATCCTGAGACGAGAGAGACTGGTAACCCCAAACTCGTAAGAGAACCATCCTGTGGCGACTCGCGACGTTGGCTGGTTGTCGACGTAGTTATTCTCGTGACAATAGCTCTTGCCAGCCCCGGTCATCGTCTGGGTGATCCGCTATACACCCCATTCCCACTGAGCCTCCGGGACGAAGTACTGCAAGATCTAGACCCTCATCAGGTAGATCGCGAAGAGCATAGTGACCGTGGGAGACAGATGCTGCCAACAGGTCAGGATCACCAGGAGGAGGCAGCCCACGATTTTAGCTGGGACCTTACGAGGCTCGCCGTGGACGTACTGCAGGCGAGTCATGACCTCGGAGTGAATGAGGCCCCAGCACTGAGGGATGGTGTGGAACATGACCGGCAGGAGACGGTTCCAGATCGGAATTTGCCGGCAGACCTCCAGAATCGACCCCACGATCCCCAAGAACGGCGTCCGATAGGCCCAGTCGGATTCCGGGAAGAGTGGGACCAGACTCAAGGCCAAGGGCAGCGCCGCGAGGAAGGCCGTGGGACCAGGGCGCCAGCCGGACACCGGTACAGGATTCGACCCCCTTGTGTTCTCCACCACGAGAGTCCCGCTGGACCAGGGCAGCTTGTACTCGCCTGGCAGGGAGGGGAAGACGGCTGACGCGTAGATGAAGCTGTCCGATGGAGACATCCTAGGCTCTTCGCCGCGCCCGCTTCGCTCCCGGTCCTGCTTGTGGAGCTCCTCGACCTCCTTCCTCAGGTAGTAGGTACAATCCAGGGCGAGGAAGGTGTGGTGTACTCCGGGGGGCTTCTCCCGAATGAACTCGGCGAAAGTCTGCTTCTTGACCTTCATTGAGATGCGACGGAAGTGGCCGCCGGAGTAATCCCTGAAGTTCGCGGCGTTGTACTGGGCGTCATAATCCTGATTGGGATCGCCAGGGAACTCAGGGCGGAGGGCCACCAGCTCGACGTCCGTTTGAGGCCACTGCATTGCGCCGGTCACTGCCTGGAGGATCGGGAAGTTCCACTCCTTGCCGGGGAGGTGCGTGGTCAGCTGGTGTGCGAGACACGCGAGGGGATAGTCCCTGGGATGGATCTCTCGCAGACGGAAGTTGGGTTCTGCTACCATGATCAGCAGGTCCACCGCCCTTGTCGGGACGCGTCTCTCACCGTCCTGAGGCACACTTTGGAGAAGGCAGGCGATAGCCGTCTCGATCGTGGGTCGCGCCTCTTTGGGGAAGCCCGTCAACAGGGAGCGCCATGGGAGATCGAACATCTCTAGTGACCTCTTGAAGTCCTTGGCGTACTTCGATCCCACGAACACACCCTTGTGGCCTTTCTCCACATCCCTCTGGAAGAGCTGCCAGCACTGCGAGTGTCCCACGTCTGCGATGTGCCGGGCACACGGATGAGCCTGTGACGCCGCCCCTCCATTCCGAACCATGTCCAAGGTGCAGTTCGCCATGTAGGGGACGAAGTTCGTGTACGACGCAGGAGCGTAGCCTTAGAAGTAGGCTGTCGCTGAGGTGCTCCATCCCGCGTGAGCAGAATATTTGTGCTCAAAGACAATGTTCTTTTTACCCTTGTCTTTCGAGTGAGGCACAACCGAGACATCTTCATGGATTGAGTAGATGACTTTGTCTGGGATTCTGCTCTGGCGGGTTTGGTTCATCGAGAGAACGACGTCTGAGGGGTCCTCTCCGATGAACTAGGCAGCGTGGGTGTCGCCGTGTGCGGGTTTTCTACGCGCTTCTCCCTTCGCCTTGCACCCGGTTTTCTCCTTCCCCCCGGGGCTGGGGCTTTGCTCCGAAGCTGTGGCTTCGGGCGGATGGCTCGCGGCTGCGTCCTTTCCCCGATTGGCCTCGGAAGCTGGTGCCTTCTACCGTGTACGAGCGCCCGATTGTGGGGCCAGTCTGATGGGATCGTACATCTGTAGAGTCACCTGCTCACTGGGCTACCAGAAGGAGGGGAACGCAGACTTGAAGCGTGAAGTAAGAGTCAGAGCCCCCAGCATCGTGCGCACCTCTACGGGGGCGGGGATGGGTGTGCCGAGGATTCGACTCTTCTCCAGTCGGAGGGCGAACGAAACTTCCTGCTCGGTGTGAGCATTCTAATACGGCGCTCTGGAGGGATCATCAATGCAGATGCTTCTGATGATGGTTTTGAGAGCAGCGTCCCTCCAAATACGACGTTTAGCGGCTTCATCGTTCTCTTTTTTCGTCCGTTTGGGTCTCGTCTTCCTCACACATTGCATGCCGAATTTGAAGTCTGGAGATGAGATCAGCATACAATGATTGTGAGTCTCCGAGACGGAGTACTCATAAAGAATCGCGTACGGCTCGCCTTCCTGGAACTTCTTGAAGAGGAGTTTCTTCATGTCCCTAGGATCGGAGCAGGTTGCGAAATTCTTTATTTCTCGGACGAAAATGCCCAGCGACTCTTGGCCCCCGATGTTCTCCCAAGTACCCTTCCAATGATTGGAAAGCTCGGAAGACGTTGTCCAGTGCCCTTTGTGCCAGAAAGGCCGTACAAGTTCGGGGCGACCGGAGAGGAGTTCCAGTCCTGTGTGTGCACAAGACCTGGAAGGGAGGACTGTTAGTAGGACGTCCCGCCCTTCGAACTTCTCTTCGTACTGGAAACGCTTCAATCCGAGGACTGCCTGAGACTTCACCGCGTCGTCTAGGTTGCCTGCCGCCTCCAACTCGTCGAGACAGACGGTTGCTCGTTGGGGATCTTGGTCGGCAGTGGGCAAGTAGACGTGACGGATGAAATCGTCACGGGACGGAGAAGGCGGCAACTTGGGGAAGATTTCGTCCTGGAGTTTCTTTGATTCGAAAACTTCCTTCAAGTTGCGCCCGATGAGCGTCCCATGGGCAAGTGGCTGCGGGGCGTCTGAGTCGATGGTGCGCTTGATCTGCTGATGCAGCCATGCAATGCCGGTGCCGGGGAACTGTGGTGCTCTCCACTCGTATTGTTCGCCGGGGCCAGCCGTGGTGTACCTCAGATCGACTCCGAGGAACTGCATGGCGTGGTCGAAAGCCATCTACTCATCCGCCGGGAGCCAAAAGTCCGCGGAATAGGGGGACCTTGCGATGGTGAGGGGATGACCCTGGCTGTTCCACTGGACGAAGTCACGAACAAAGGCGGTGTTCATCAACTTCTCTCCAGCGGTAGCATCAGAGATCCACTCCCACTCCTCCATGGCCTCCAGCTGCTTCGATGTCGTTTAGACAAGGGTGCTAGCTAGCTGGTAGGCACGTGCGAAGTCCTTGAAGATGAGCATGCCCTGGACGGTCGAAGAGTGTCCTAGGTGCAAGTGTTCCTCAAGGGTTTCAGTGAGAACTGTATGAAGGGTCTCACCTCGCAAGAGTCGCAGCGTGATCAATGGGATCGAACCGTAGGGCCCCGTATACCCGAACTAGGGGTGGAGGAGGGCTTCTCTCACTGACACCAGGTCAGTGGAATTCAGGGCACAATGGGGGCACAGGGGCTCTTCGTCATCGAGCTCGTCACTAGCCTCGCCCATGAACAGGTGTTTGGTGACCTAGCAAAAGTGCTGGATCATGCCCTGAGCGTAGTGCTGTCCTGAGGGTTCGTCGCATTCGTCGCAGCAGTTTGCACGGAGGTGGAAACAGAAATCCCCATCGTTGATGGGTGACTCTGCCCACGTGGCACAGGTGCACAACTGCCCTTCGGCGCCGTCAACATCCACGGGATGGAGGCAGCCGGAAATCTCACTCTCAGGGTTCATACCACTGCAGAGGAGGAATTCACGCGAAAGGTCTGCGT